AGAAGTATGACAGAACGACTTGGTATGCTCTTACAGAAAAGTCTCTTTCATATTTTAATTCCGCCATTTGTCGAAACCCGCAAATGCATTTATCGAAAACCGAAAATGGATTTGTTGATTTCGATAAACCTATACCAGATAGTAATACAAATAGTAATAATAATATAAATATATCATTCAATTCATTCTGGGATTTGTACGACAAAAAAATAAACGCTGGAAAATGTAAACTAAAATGGAACACGCTAAAAGATCAGGAGCGTGACGATATTATGAAACACGTTGCTGATTATACTTTATCAACCCCAGATAAGCAGTTCAGAAAAAACCCTCTTACTTATTTAAACAATGACGGATGGAAAGATGAGGTTATGAAAACAAAGGAACAGCTCATTGAGGAGGAAGAAAAGATCAAAAAGGAAAAAGAGATGGTGACACTTATATGTCCCAGAAATCATAAGACCAGAACCAGTTTTCGTGAAAGGCGTGGAACAATAAAGTTTTGCCCATCCTGTAGAACAAAAATGGAAACGGCTTCTGAAATACGATATTTAAAGTTAATTGGACTTGCTAATTGAAAAAGAAAAAACAAAAAAGGATGACGCTCGTAAGAAGACTAGACAGAATTGTAAGTCTTATAATAAGGGCAAGAGACAAGAAATGCGTAATATGTTTATCCAAAGAAAATCTTCAATGCGGTCATCTTTTCCCTAGAGCGAATTATTCAACCAGATGGGACATAGCACAAAACGGCAATTGCCACACCCAATGTCGTGGTTGTAACTTGGCTCACAACAGAGACTTTTATCCGTATTCCAACTGGTATGCAAAAAGGCTTGGTCAGAAAGAATATGATATTCTTCACTCTAGATACAAAACCAAAAAGCGATTTACGGATAAACAGTTAATTGCTCTTTATGATAGACTCAAAAAAGTATGGGAGAATTATAAATGACCGTATTTAATGACGATGGATATATTGTTTGCTGCTCGTCTTGCGGAAGTGGCGATCTTATTCGAAAAGGAGTAAGGGATGAAATGCAAAGATGGCTATGCAAGGATTGTAATTATAAAAGCCAATACCCGACCATAGCAGAGCCTGATCTTATAAAAGAGAATGTTAGAATAGCCAAACAAAAACAGGCTTTTCAGGACAGGAACAGGATTGAGCGTAAAACATTCCGTGAACACGCTAGGGTGGAAAATGCAGTTAAAGAACTAAACGAACACATCCTTGAACTGCTGAATTCTTATAAAATGCACACCCAAATCAAAAAACACACATCAAAAAAACTTAAAGCAGTTGGCGTAATTCATTTGTCTGATTTGCATTTTAATGAGCTTGTTGATCTGCCACACAACAAATATGACTTTGCGATAGCCTCTAAACGCACTAAAAGGCACATAGAAGCCTCTAAAAAGTATTTTTCGACCCAAGATATAGGAAACGTCCTATTATCGCTTACAGGCGATTTAATAAATTCAGACCGCAGGTTGGACGAAATGCTTAATAATGCAACGAATCGTGCGTCTGCTGTATTCATTGCTGTTGACATTATGCAACAGGCAATCCATGAGCTTACAGAGGACTATAATGTTTCTGTTGCCTGTGTATCTGGGAATGAGGCAAGAACTCAAAAGGAATACGGCTGGTCAGATATTCTCGCTACAGACAATTATGACTTTACTATCTTTAATATGTTAAGAGCATTATTCGTTGGAAGTTCAATTGAGTTTATCTCTGGCGACCCGATGGAATTGGTAATCACCGTAGCTGGACAAAATTTATTAATGTTGCACGGACACGGCGCTATTGGAGCAAAGCACGAATCATCTATTAATCAGATAATGGGCAGATATGCCAATCATGGAATTTCCATTGACTACGTAATAAGCGGACATATTCATTCTGCGAGAGTTGGGGACATTTATTCAAGGAGTTCATCTATGGTAGGTGCTAATGATTATTCTGAAAAGGCTCTGAATTTATCTGGAAGAGCATCACAAAATTGTTATATATTTTATTCTAACGGCAATAGGGACGGCATAAAGGTAGACCTGCAAAATGTTAATGGAACAGAAGGATATGATATTACCAAAAGCCTTGAAGCCTATAATCCAAAAGCTATCAATAAAATTAGATCGAGAACAACGATATTTGAAATCAAGATTTAATGGAAAAAAAAACTGTAATAGTGATTCTGCTGGATGAAAAAGAGTACGCTATAATAATTAATTCCTTGAGAAGAATAAAAAACCCAGATGCAAAGAAAGTTTTGAATGATATTTTAAATATTAAAAAAAGAGAGATAAAATGACACAACTTGGGCGGGGCAGTTTTCATCCTCAATGCTGGCTTCCGCCAGCTTGCCCTCCTTTCTGTCCCGTCCATAATTAAAGGAGTATCAATGAATAAGAAGTATGAGCATAAAGATAATACTGGTACGGTCTTTGTGAACGATAAAGAAGGAAATGAAAGAAGACCAGATTTAAGAGGTTCTGCCAAGATAGATGAGGAGGATTACCTTGTTGCCTGTTGGTTAAAAAAATCAGATAGCGGAAAAGAATACTATTCTATGTCATTTGAAAAGAAAAGCGAAGCTCCATTCTGATGACCGAGAGAGACATAGAAGAATGTTTCTTTAAGATGAAAAATACTCTTGAGTTTTATGCAGACATAGAAAAATACGATACACGGGCTGAAGAGGATATGTCTGTAATGAGATTCGATAAAGGGAGAAGAGCGAGAAGTGTCCTCAAAAAATGTGAAATGGTATCAAAGAGAATTCTACAGCCAGAACCCAAAATACAAAAACACAATTAATTGGGCGATAAGAGGATTATTTGGCAAACGGCATATTATAGATGACCCCTATATGCTTGATGATTTAAATGCCGACAATGATATAAAATATTGCCCCGTATGTGAGTATTGTTGGGAAAAACCGAGATCAGGAAAATCCAGAAAGATTTTAATAACCTATAAAGATTTCCCTAAACTTGGTAAAGAAAAAAGGAAATGCCCACACTGCACTGGAGAACTTAATTTTGATTATCTTTGCAGATTTTAGAATTCTTCTTCAATTTTCATTGAAATATTAAATACGTCTACAGCGACTTGTTCCATATCTAAAGAATCTTGAGCAAATCTTGCAAAAATATGCTGGGATTCTGCATTATCGCCTTCCCCGTCCCCTGTTGAATTATCAATAGAAAAAATAAAAGGTAAATGCCTACCGTTGGTTTTATTCCAAACATCTTCAACGAAAGCATCATCAGTATATTCTAAAGTATCATAGTCAGTAGGCATTACATCTGTAGAAGCAAGATAAGAAAAATTTAAATCATAAGCAATTCGTCCTCCGTAAGTTTCATATTCATTACTTGCTGTTGTAAAAGGCGATTTGCTTGTAGATGTTGCCGTCCTTCCATGATTATTCATATTTGAAAATCGCTGTCCACCAGCAGATTCCAATACTTTTACCTGATCGAATATAATAGAACGCTTTACGGATAAGTCTGGAGCATTGGGCATATCATAATATTCACCCACCAGTATACAACCTATAAATAGGTCGGTGCTGCTAAAAGTACCGCCAACCGCTCCCTCAAATTGAATCCCCCAATATTGCAAATCTGATTCTGTAAAGCGAACTATTGTAGAGCCATCGTATGCTGGGATAATTAAATTAGTGGATATTGCACCAGCATTAACAACTTCCGTGCAACTCATTGCAGTAGCTCCAGATAAATCAGAATTTGCTACTTGAGATTCAGTATCACTGGCAGATATTCTTATTTTACCATCAGCAGTTTTGAGATTGTGATTTAATATTGCTACGAAACTATTTTTAAAAGAACCGCCTAAATCAAGATTTATTATTACATGACCATCGTCATCACCCGATGTATCAAAATCAACCTTATTCAATGGGTTCATATCAAACAGTTCTGCTTCTGTACCAGTTTGCAGTCCGATTTGAATACCGCCACCATTTGCACCAGCAGTGGGTAATACATCAAAATTAGCGTTTTGAGCCACGCCTCTTGAAAGTAAATAGTTTATATTGTCTGTGTAGAACCTCGGGGTTCTAATATTCATATTCGCCATTAGCTTACCTTAATTGCTTTCACCGAACATCCATTCGGTTTTTTAGAAATACTTGAAATAATGTAATAATCAGTTCCCATTGCTGTACCATAGATTTTGATATTGGAATCCCAATTTGAAAATTTAATTATATCGCCAATTTCAAGATCGTTATATTTTGGAGTCAGGCAATCAAAAGTCAAAATTACTTTCCTGTCCTTGAAAACAGTATCGTAAGCGTCTGCAAGTTGAGTGGCTGTGGTAGAGTCTAAAGTATCGGCATCCATTTCTAATTTTAAACCACCAGAAACATTATAACCATTCACAGTTGTTCCCTTGCTTGTTGAATCAGTATCATTTACGCTTGAAGTAAATTGATTTTGCCCATAGTCATGATTATAATTAATTGTAATATCATTTCTTACGCTACCCAATGCCGTTTTTGATATGTTCTTTAAATTTATATCGTTAAAATCTATTGTTTTATCTACAGAATCGTAATCACCTGTTCGCCTCAATGTTCTGATTTTGAATTTTCCATCACCGCTTATAAAAACCCATGAAAGCATCTGTTTGCATAATCGGTTAATTAAATCTTTTGAATTGATAAATTTATATTGAGAAAAGGCAAATTTTACATCTCCAACAGCATCGTTATAAATATCGCCTAAATATCCATCTGATGTATTTCCAGAAGTATCAAATGAAGCATAATCAACTTCAGAAGAAGTGAGTGATAATTCCGTTCTTAAAACATCTTCTATAATAAAAACAGGATTTTCAATTAAATCATTTTGATTATACCCCTGATTTCTTGAATCCGCATCAATGAATGCGGGATATTTTCGACCCTTGCCCGAACAATATACATAATCAATTTCAGATGGGACTAAAGCTGTTTTCGTTCTTGTTTTGATTATCGTTTCACTGAACCCCTCATTTTCATTTTCAAATTGGGTTTGAACTGCAAAACCCCCAGTAACTGTTTCTTCGTATTGTTCCTGTAGCTTATGCGATTCAATCGTGTCTATGTCAAATTCGACAACAATGCCTGATTCTGATATTTCAACAGTTTTAGCACCAGAAAGAGAAAGCAATTTATAAGCTAAAGTGCCTTCAAAATTCCATGAATCAGTTTCGCCAGAGAATGC